TTCTTTATCCGTTAAAAGAAAATCTGGTGGTGGAGCATGATGCGGACGATCCCCTCATGCTCCGCTGCCTTTCCTCTGCGATTTCCTATGCAGAGGGATACCAGAAAAAAGGGCCGGATTACTATCTAAGCCATCCGATGACGGAGAGTACCAAGCAGGCCGTGATTGTCCTTGCAAGTTTCTTCTATGAATCAAGGGACGGATCTACTGCCGGCTTCTTTTCCGACTCTCCTGAAGCCGCAAGGCAGGTCTGGGAGACGGTTAAGCTGCTTCTTCAGGGCGATAAGGATGTGATCCTATGAGCATTAAACTAAATCACTTCATTGAGCTTTTTCGTGTAGAACAGGAAACGGATCCGGACGGCTTTCCAGTAGAGCGTGATGTACTTCTTGCAAGTGTCCGAGCTTACCGGGAAGACCGCTACGGGAGTGAGACCTGGAAGAATCGAAGTCTTTTTTCTACGGCAACGACGCTTTTTAGAATCAGAAAGATTCCCAGCGTCACACTCGATACCCGCTGCGTCGTGGTGACGGAAGACGGCAGGCACAACATTCTTTCCGTGGAAGACATCCGAAGGAAAGGGCTCTATTGGGAGATTTTGGCTGAAAGAGTCGATACGGAAGGGATGGTAAAAGATGGCTAAGTGTGAAATAAAAATGCCGGATGAGTTCTTGGATAAGCTCTCGAAACTCGGCGACCGCTTCGACAAAGCTGCTCCTAAGATTTTGCAAAGCGGCGGCAAGGTCGTTCTCTCGGCGATGAAAGCAAACCTTGAAGGCCGGATCGGAAAAGATACCAAGTACCCTTCCCGCTCCAAGGGCGATCTTTTAAGAAGCCTCGGCATCACCCCGGCTTTGCAGGATCGAAACGGCGAATGGAATATCCGGGTAGGTGTCGGAGACTCTATCGACCGGGAAGGCGTGCCGAATGCACTGAAAGCTCAGGTCTTGGAGTACGGGAAATCCGGTCAGAAAGCAAAGCCCTGGATGAAGCCGGCAAGAAGGAAAGCAAGAAAGCCTGCCGTTCAAGCGATGGAGGAAACACTGAAAAAGGAGCTTGATCTATGAGTGCATTGGCAGAACTGAAACAAATAGCGGAAGGTTTAGGGCTTCCTTCGGGAGCCGTGACGTTTGAAAAGAAGGCTCCTGAAACCTATCTGGTCTTTGCGCCGCTTTACGACGATTTACTCTTCTATGCCGACAACAAACCGCTGGTGGAGACGGAAGAAATCCGCATATCACTTTTTTGCAAGGAAAACTATCTTCTTTGGAAAAGGAAGCTGACGGACGCTTTGCTTGAGCGGGATTTCATCATTACAGAGCGGAGGTTTTTAGACCTTGAAGCAGACACAGGATACTATCATTACAGCCTGGACGTGGCGAAAGAATACGTCCGATAAGGAGGAATCACTATGGCGACAATCGGCCTGGATAAATTGTACTATGCAAAAATCACGGAGGATGCCGAAGGGAACGAAACCTACGAAACGCCCGTGCCGCTGGCTAAAGCGATGACGGCGGAACTGTCCGTAGAGCTTGCGGAAGCGACGCTCTATGCGGACGACGGCGCGGCGGAAGTTGTGAAGGAGTTTCAGAGCGGGACGCTGACCCTGGGCGTGGACAACATTGGAACGGCGGTCGCGGAAACGCTGACCGGGGCGAAAATCGACGACAACAAGGTGCTGGTCTCCGCATCGGAGGACGGCGGCGATCCCGTAGCGATCGGCTTTCGTGCAAAGAAAGCAAACGGCAAGTACCGCTATTTCTGGCTCTACCGGGTAAAGTTCGGCATTCCCGCCACCAATCTGACGACCAAGGGCGAGAGCATTGAGTTCTCAACGCCGTCCATTGAAGGCACGGTGCTTCGCAGAAACAAGACGGACGCACAGGGCAAACATCCCTGGAAAGCGGAAGTATCGGAAGACGATACGGGCGTATCCGCCGCAACGATCAGCGGCTGGTATCAGACGGTCTATGAACCGGCTTTCGCCGTTTCCGCCGGTTAACGATTGGAGGAAAGAACCATGGATGAAAGAAATGCGATTATTTCTATCGGCGGCGAGGCGCATGAGATGCTCCTCACCACCAGGGCGACAAAGGAGATCGCGGGACGCTTTGGCGGCTTGGAGAACCTGGGCGATCAGCTGATGCAGTCGGAGAACTTCGAAAAAGCGCTGGATGAAATCGTGTGGCTCATTACGCTGCTGTGCAACCAGAGTATTCTTGTGCATAACCTCAAACATCCGGACAATAAGAAGCCGGAGTTGACGACGGATGAGGTCGAACTCCTCACGTCGCCCATGGAACTTGCGGACTACAAGGACGCGATCATGGACGCAATGCTTAAAGGCACAAAACGGAACATGGAAAGCGAGCCTGAGTCAAAAAACGCATAAGTCGGGTAAGCGATGAGGAATTGTTTACCCGGCTTTTATATTTCGGCATCGGCCAGCTGCATCTGCCGCAGGATGAATTCTGGCTGATGCCGTTTGGTCTGCTGATGGATCTGTGAGAGTGCCACAAGCAGTGGAACGGCATTTCAAGGCCGAAACAGCATCTCACGATAGATGATGTGATTCCTGATGGAATATAGGGACCCCCACAAAGCTGAAAGGACGAAGGAAGGAGGTGAACACGCATGGCTGATAATTTCGGACTGAAGATCGGCATAGAGGGCGAGAAGGAATTTAAGCGGGCGCTCTCCGACATCAACCAGTCGTTCAAGGTCTTAGGCTCGGAAATGAAGCTGGTTTCCTCGCAGTTTGACAAGAACGACAAGTCCGTGCAGGCGCTGTCCGCGCGGAACAATGTGCTGAACAGGGAAATCGAAGCGCAGAAACAAAAAATCGATACCCTGCGTTCCGCGCTCCGGAATGCGTCGGATTCCTTCGGCGAAACAGACCGCAGAACGCAAAACTGGCAGATTCAGCTGAACAACGCCAAGGCCGCCCTGAACGGGATGGAAAGCGAATTAAAAGCCAATAACGCCGAACTGGCGAAAGCGAACGCTGAATACGGCGAAAACGAGAACGCCATCAAAGGCATGTCCGCCCAAATGGACGATGCGGCGGCAAACGCTGACGACCTGGGAAAAGAACTGACCGAAGCCGGAAACGCGGCGAACGATTCAGAAGGCAAGTTTTCCAAGCTCGGCTCCATATTAAAGGGAATCGGCGCCGCCATGGGCGCTGTCGCCGCTGCGGCGGGCGCGGCGGCTGTCAAGCTTGGCAAAGAGGTCATATCGGCCTATGCGGACTATGAACAGTTAGTCGGCGGCGTCGATACCCTGTTCAAGGATTCCTCGCAGAAGCTTCAGCAGTATGCGGCAAACGCATACAAAACGTCCGGCATGTCGGCGAATAACTACATGGAAACCGTGACGAGCTTCTCCGCCAGCCTGATTGCCTCCCTCGGCGGGGATACCCGGAAGGCTGTGGAATACGCCGACATGGCCATCACGGATATGTCGGACAACGCCAATAAAATGGGAACGGACATGGCGTCCATCCAGAACGCCTATCAGGGCTTTGCCAAGCAGAATTATACCATGCTTGACAACTTGAAATTGGGCTATGGCGGAACGAAAAGCGAAATGCAGCGTCTGCTTGCCGACGCACAGGCCATCTCCGGCGTTCAATACAACATCGACTCCTATGCGGATGTGGTCAAAGCCATTCATGTCATTCAAACGGGCATGGACATCACAGGCACGACCGCAAAGGAGGCGGAACACACCATTTCCGGCTCCGTTTCATCGATGCGGGCGGCGCTGAAAAACCTTCTGGTGGGATTCGGCGATGCCAACGCGGACATGGCGCAGCTTTCCAGAAATGTCGCAAGGGCGTTCAGGGACGTACTAAAGAACGTCACGCCCGTAATTCAGAACATCGTATCGGCCCTGCCCGCGGCGACGGGCGCCCTGATTGAAGCGGCGGCGGAACTTCTGCCCACGCTGCTTCAGACGGCGGCGGATCTGTTTTCACAGGTGCTGACCACGCTTCTTAGTCTTCTGCCGGGGCTCATTCCGGCGGCGGTGCAGGCGGTCATGACGATTGTCAACGCATTGATTGTGAACCTTCCGCTGCTCATCGAGGCGGCGGTTCAGCTCGTTTCCGCGCTCGTGCAGGGAATCGGCGAAGCGCTGCCCTCTCTGCTGCCCGCGGCCGTTTCGGCGATTGTAACGATTGCTCAGGGTTTAATCGGGAACCTGCCGATGCTCCTTGATGCCGCTTTGCAGCTGGTGACGGGATTGGCGCAGGGCATCCTTTCCGCCGTTCCCGTTCTGATTGAGGCGCTGCCCGCCATCATAACGGGCATCGTGACATTTTTCCTGGGCGCTGTCCCGCAGATCATCGATGCGGGCATACAGCTGTTAACCTCGCTCGTCACGGCGCTGCCGGAGATTATTTCCGCCATTGTGGCGGCGCTTCCGCAAATCGTGACCGGCATTGTTGAAGCGCTTGCGGGAAGCATACCGCAGATCGTGCAGGCAGGCGTGGACTTGCTGACGTCGCTCATCGCCAACCTGCCGCAGATTATCGTGACTATTGTCGCTTCCATCCCGCAGATCATATCGGGCATTGTGACGGCACTTGGCGAGGGCGTCGGGAAGGTTGCGGAAGTCGGCGCCAATCTGGTCAAGGGCTTATGGGAAGGGATCAAATCGCTCAAGGACTGGCTGTGGAACAGCGTATCCGGCTGGATTTCCGGCATTTGGAACGGGATCAAGGACTTCTTCGGCATTCACTCCCCGTCCGCTGAAATGGCGTGGATCGGACAAATGCTGGTCAAAGGGCTGGCAAACGCCATTGATGCGGATGGCGGCAAAGCCGTCAGGGCGGCCGGGCGAATGGCGGGTAAAATCAACAGCGCCATGTCGGCCTTGGCCTATGACGCACCCGGCCTGCGCCCGCTTGCTTTTGCCGGGCTTCAGGCAAGTTATCCGTCCGGTTACGCTCAGGGAACGGGCAATGTCAGCCTGACGGGAAACAACTTCTATATCCGTGATGAGAGCGATATCCGTTCTCTGGCAATCGAAATTGCGCAGCTGACCCGCCGCAGGCAGGTGGGAACGGGCCTGCGCATGGCTTAATACTCATCTCAGGTAAGAAAAACTTTTCCTGCGCGGGTCTTTTTCGCTTTGACTGTGGGAGGCTCAGTCGGCGTAGGATCCACTACGCCTTCTTCGCCGCCCTTTTTCAAAACAAAAAATCCCTTGCGCATCAAAAACCAGTCTTACCTAAGATGAGTATAGGAGGTTTTCATGAACGCATGGTTCTCGTTTAACGGCAGAAATAGTTCGGAATTCGGCATCCGTGTTCTGCGCCAGCCCGCCCGGATTCGACCGCTTGAGCGCGCCGTCCGAACCGTTGTTCCCGGACGCGCGGGGTCGCTCGTCACCACGCAGGGCGAAGATGTCTATGACGACATCCTGCTGGAAGCGGAGTGCTATTTGGAGAACACGGAGCGCATCGGGGACATTAACGCATGGCTCAAGGGCGGCGGCAGACTGGAGCTGTCCGGTAGACCGGGCGGGCATTACCGGGCGAGGGTGAACAACCAGATCAGCTTTGAGAAACTGCTGCGGGTCAATCCGCATGTATCGTTCAGCGTCATCTTCCGCTGCTTTCCGTTCTGGTACAGAGACAATGTATCGGATATTACGGTGACTGCGTCCGGCACAATGATCATCAACCCCGGCAATGTGAACGCCGAGCCGCTGATCACGGTCTATGGCGAGGGCGACATCTCGCTCATGGTGGGAACAACGCTTGTGGAACTGACGGATATCTCCGGCAGCATTGTGCTGGACTGTGAACTGAAAGAAGCCTACGCAGGCGGCGCACTGATGAACAGCCATATGACGGGAGAGTTTCCGGTGCTGAGGCCTGGTGCGAACGCCGTCAGCTGGTCTGGGGCGGTGACGAAGGTGGTTGTGAGGCCGAGGTGGAGATACCTTTGACTCGGAACGGTCACAGGAACTCCTTTCAAAGAAGGAGGACTTTGGTGAAAACTCCGTGAAGAAAATCTTGAAAAGCGATCAATGAAACGCTTGAAAAGTGATTAGCGAAAAGATTGAAAAGTGCTAAGTAAAACGCTTGAAAAGTGCCAAGTGACATCCGATTTGTAGAGATCCGCCCCACCGCTCTGCGTCGTTGCCAAGCGGCGCTTTTCTTATCCTCAAGGAGGTGACCCCCAAATGATCTGCGTCTATCCGGCCGACTGCACGGATTTTTCAACCAACGGAAACGGCACCCTTTCTCCGTTGTCGGCGGAGGTTACCGAAACCCTGAACGGAGAGTACGAGCTGACGCTGGTGCATCCCATTGACGATGACGGCAAGTGGCAGCGGCTGGTCGAGGGCTGTATCCTCCGCGCGCCTGTTCCCGCCTCCATGACCCCGCGCGTGAACTTTTCCGCGCTGGGCGATGATACCCGCCGAGAGGTCTGGCGCATTGAGACCGACTTTGCGGGCGCGGAAACCCGAAAAGGCACCCTGCGCCTGCGCACCGGCCCCGGCACCAACTACCGCATCATTGCGTCGTACAAGAACGGCTCATTCGTGCAGGTGATCTCCAAGACCAACGCCAGCTGGTACGAGGTGACCGCCCCGGACGGCAAGCACGGGTATATGTCCACCGCCTATCTGGTGCTGGATCACACGGAGGGCAGCGTTACGCAGGCGGTGTCCTCCGTGGTGGAAGCCCGACAGCTGCGGGACCAGCCCTTTCGCATCTACCGTGTCGTACCTGAGCTTGATAGAATCACGGTGTATGCCCGGCATGTGTTCTATGATCTGCTCAACAATATGATCCGATCCTGCAAGCCCTCATCCTCAGCGGCGGGGGCTTCTATTGTGCAGACGATTTCTTCCTCCTGCCTGTCGGCGCACGACTTCACCTTCTACTCCGACCTTGACACCACTGCCGAGGATGTGTCGTTTGAAAACGTCAATCCCATCGAAGCCCTGCTGGGCGAAGGCGGGGTGGCCGACAGATATGGCGGTGAACTGGCGCGGGACTGGTGGGACGTGTTCGTGGTCAAGCGCGTCGGACAGGACAGCAACGTGCAGATACGGCAGGCAAAGAACCTGCTGGGCATCTCCTATGACCTTGACCTGACGAACGTCGTCACGCGCATCCTGCCCACGGGCGAGGACAAGGACGGCAATCTCCTCTATCTGCCGGAAGTGTACGTCGACAGCCCGCTCATCGGCAGTTATCCTGGTCCAAAGTGGCTGCACCTTGCGGTAGAGGAAGCGAAGGAAAAGACTGAGGGCGAAGAACTCAAGACAAAGGAACAGTGCTATGCCGCTCTGCGCAAAGTGGCACAGATGCGGTTTGCGGCTGGCTGCGATCTGCCCGCCGTTTCCCTGAACGTGGATTTCATCAACTGCGCAGACATCGAGGAGTACCGGGAATACGGTTTCCTGCAGAATATTTACCTTGGCGACACCGTTCGGGTGATTGCGCCGCGCATCGGCGTGGAAGTGTCCCTGCGCATGACGCAGTACAGCTATGACTGCCTAACGGAGAAGTATACCCGCATGACCCTCGGCACGGCCGCAGACGCATTGGAAGGCAATCTCATCTCATCCCGCCAGCTGCCCGGCGGCATCATCACCGGCAGCAAGCTGGCGATTAACTCCGTGGGCACAGGCGCTTTGCAGTCCGGATCGGTCGGCAATGTTCAAATCAAGTTAGCGGCGATTGAAACGGCGCACATTCAAGACGCTGCTATCAGCAGCGCAAAAATCGCGGAAGCCGCCATTACATCGGCGAAGATCGCGGATGCCCAAATCACGGAAGCAAAGATTGCGGACGCCGCTGTGACAAGGGCGAAAATAGGCGAGGCGGCAATTGGCTCGGCGCAGATTGATACCGGCGTGATTAGCTCCGCGCATATCGGGCAGGGCGAAATCCAGTCTGCGAACATCGCGGACGCAGCG